TGGGAACTTCCAAGTCGAAACAATCGAAATACAGAAAGGTAAATGTTTTGTATGGGGAGACGAGGTAGATGGAAACAGGGGTTAGTCGGGGGGATATAGAGTTGGATCATTACAATGATCATGTGGTCGGGTGTGCTGACCCCGTGTTCCATAGGAAAATTAAGGGAAAGACCCATTATGCCTACAAAAATAAGGCAGATTTGCTAAAAGTCCATAAAAATGCAAGAATTTCAGATGCGGGAACCGCAAAAGAGGGAGATTGGGTGGAAGCCCGTAATGGTGTAATGAGCCAGGTGGTCAAAAAAGGGACAATTGGAAAGAATTCGACCTATATACGCACTCCCCTTGGTCAATTCAGGCCATATAAAGGCAATAACCCTATTTCAGGTGAACCGCACAAGACAGTATACAGTTTTTCTAAGAAATATCCATGGGACGACAGTGATAGGGAAGTGCCCAATGAGATGGAAATTATGTTCGTGAACCTGATTTTTGGTCATGTCCCTAAAGAAGTGGCTTATATGCACCTTTTTAAAACAAACAATGTTGAATATGCCAGAGAAAGGTCTACTTGGCTACTTAAACAGAAAAGGATAAAAAAGATCGTGGATGAAAAATTAGCAGATAAAATGGACAAACTTAACCTGACAGAGGATTTTATACTTGAGGAGATGTTTGAAAGCATCAATTTGGAAAAAGGATCGGTAAAATTCAACTACCTTAAGCTTGCAGCCGAACTGAGAGGCATGATGCCAAAGGAAAAGACCCAGACACTTTCTGTGCTAGGACAGACATTCACTGGATTCACCAAGGAAAGGTTGAAGGAGTTTGAAGAAAGGACAGCCCTCAAAGACAAAAACGATATTGGAACAGGTGACAAATAGTGATTCTAGGGTAGAAAGCAGGGGGGACTCAACTTGGGATGGGAAGATCACCGATAAAACGATTAAGTTTTGTCCTTCGTGCCGTCGTTGTTACGATACTAAATATTATAAGGATGTCGTTGATTCTGGTTCAATTACTTATTATGATGATTTTCCCAGATATGGAAAGGAAAAACTGCCTTGCGGAAACTGTTCGTAAATGTAAACAGTCTGTTCTATCCGAACTATCCAAAGACACAAAGATGGGGCGCAACTGACTATGCCATACAAGAGGGTGGGAAGGTCGGTATATGTGAAAAAAAGCGGAATGTGGCAGCTGATGTCAACAGCGAAGTCCAGAAGGAGAGCAAAAAGAATGATTAATCTATTGAAGGGGGTAAAACATGGTTGGAAGCCGTTTGGAAAAAAATAAATGGGATTACATTATAGGAGCACTAAAGGTAATATTATGCGTTCAGGTTGCGTGGGGACTGAAAGACTCGCCAATGGGACCCCCAATTGTCGTCGTATGTTGCGCTATTGTTGGAGTTATCCTGACAAGGGGCATATATGAAGAAGGCTGACTTCAATATAACGATGCCTCCATCTGTAATGGCTGAAAAGGACGAGGTGCTCCAAAGAGCATATAAAGACCTTATTTTCTTTGGGAAGGCGTTTTTACCGAAAGATTTCTTAAAAAAGAGTAAATCTCCAGAATTTCACTATCAAGTTGCCAAAAAGTTGATATCTACCGCCCCAGGTCAAAGGATCTGTAATATACTTCCCCGTGGGTTTGGCAAGTCAATTTTGGCAAAAGCAGCAATTATGCACAAATTTTGCTTTTCTGGAGAAGATGAGCAGCATTTCTTCGCCTGGGTGTCTGAAGAGCAGGGTCAGTCCATTGATCACATCAAATACATTCGCCAGCACTTTGAAGAGAATAAGATGATCAAGTACTATTTCGGAAACCTTGATGGAGGTAGTATTGGCAAGAGGTGGACAGAAAAAGACCTAGTTACCGCAAAAGGAGACAGGATTATAGCAAAGGGCACCAACCAGAGGCTGAGAGGTCGTGCAGAGGTAGATGTAAGGTACACTGGCATCATTTTAGACGACTTTGAGTCTGAACTGAACACAAAAACACCAGAAAGAAGAGCAGAGATAAAAAAATGGGTGGTTTCGACGGTTTATCCTGCTTTAGAGGAAACTCCAGGTAATGAAGGCTGGATATGGCTTTCTGGGACGATTGTACACTTTGACAGCTTTTTACAGATGATATGCGACGGATATAACAAAGCAGAGAAAAACGATACAAGTTATCCTTGGGACCTGACCTTCATGAGGGCCATAGAGGATGGGGTACCAGCTTGGTCAGACCAGTTTCCACTTGCAAAACTGAAAATGAAGAAAAAAGAGTTTATTGGAGCTGGTCTTGTAAATAAGTTTGCCCAGGAATACATGAACGATGCTAGGGATATCGGATCTGCAGCATTCAAAATAGACCGCATACAGCACCATGCATACGAATATAAGTGTGAAAACAAATTTGGGTATATTGCAGACAAAGACAATGCAATCCCAGTTAATGTCTATATCGGCGTTGACCTAGCCGCAACCGCATCAGCTACATCAGATTATCAGGTTATTCTGGTAATTGCCGTTGATTCAAACAATAATCGGTATGTTTTGGAATATTTCAGAGAAAGGATACCAACTTTCGATGTTCCGATTAAAATTATAGAAATGACAAAGAAATATCATCCAGTTAAGCGAGTGACGATTGAAACGGTGGCTGCACAGGAAATGGTCAGGGATATGGTCACAAGGCTGTCGGCAACCGAAAGAAGGCTGATGCCAGGTGTTTTTAAGGGCGTTAAGCCGCCACCAGGGATAAAAAAGGAAGATCGGCTTGAAACATCGCTTGGCCCAATGATAAACAGTAAAAAATTATATGTTAGAGAAGAAATGACCGAATTAGTGGATGAAGTGTTTGAACATCCGAAACCAAGGCATGATGACCTTCTCGATGCGCTTTATTATGCAGATTACTATGCTAGACCGCCAAAAAGCAAAAAAATGAAAATGGACGATCTTGATGCCGAACTTGAGACTTTGAACAACCGTCCAATGCATAAAGTATATAACTGGATTACTGGCGCAAAAATTTAATAAATAAGGTTTGGTATTTTCGTTAACCCTTTTAGATTATACGGGTTAATGTAAGAAAAACCCCCAGAAGAAAGCTTGAACTACTGGCTCTGGGGGTTAGCTACAACAATCGGCGGTTTTTCTTTTGAGTGCCCCTTTAGGCCCTTTTTTAGTAAAAACGCACGATAGCCGTTTTTTGAATTTAATGCCAAAAAGTGGATATGCCCAAAGATTTAGTAGGAAATGACATACTATAGAAACTATCAAGATGGCGGCAAGGTGGAGCCAGGCTTTATTAAAAGATGGTTTGCTGATAAGTATAAAGCCTCTTCTGATCAGATTGGCGGCCTTGCAAGCCAAATTGCAACGATAGAGTCTGATAATATGAATGTCCCTCAAATGGAGGGTGGCCCAGGCCGTGGATATTTTCAGTTTGAGACAAAAAAAGGCTCTGGGGCCTTTCAGACAGCCCTACAAAGGGCTAAAAATATTTATAAAGCATCAGGTAAAAGAATCCCTCAGTGGATTTCTGATGCAAAAAAGTCCGATGATGCAACTACATTAAATAGAGAGCAGCAGGAGGAACTACTATTAGCAAACTTTGCAGAAAACCCCAGAGCGAAGAAAGAAATGATAATGGGAGCACTGGAGAGCGGAGATGCAAAAGATTTATGGTTACAAGCACATTGGGCTGGTAAAAAAGAGCAATATGAAGAAAAATCTAAATATTGGGATAAAAAATTTCAAGGAATGGCTGACGGTGGAGAGGTGATAGAACAAAATACAGATACTGTACCTGCAATGCTTACTCCAGGCGAGTTTGTCATCAGAAAAGACGCTGCAGATCAAATTGGCCCAGAAAAACTGAATATGCTGAACAACATAGACAGGCTTAGTAATACAGCGCTGTTAGAGAACGCTAAATCCCCTATGGGATACCAAAAAGGTGGTCTTGTCGGTATGCTCGGAGATTTTATTAGCGGACAAAAAGAAAATTGGGCAAGGGCTAAAACGATGGAAGAGGAAACTGGAGTAAGAAACCCCTTCTTAAAAACTGAAGAAGAACAATTAGCCCAGATGCAAAAAACTGGGAGCGTGCCAAAAGGTGGATGGCTAGAGAAAAAACTTGCCAATCTTTATACTTCTGAAGATGAGATGGGTCAAATGATGGGAGAAGGAGAATACAATATACCACCAGTAGCAGCCCCAGCGGTTTCGACTGAAGCCTCAATACCAGTATCAGAGCCACCATCAGCAAACCCAGAAGTATCTGGGCCATCAGCCAGTATCCCAAAAAAACAGAGTTGGTTTTCTAGGTTATTTGGCGGAGATGAGGGATCTGGAACTGTGTGGGAGCAGAGAGGGCTTGGCTTAGGGCCAACTGAGTCGGCTATCAAGCTACCAACTGAGGAAGCTGTACCTGAAGAGCCCAAATATACTCACGATGAGCAGATGAAGTTTAAGGACCACCTCAGAAGGACGCTCGGAACCGAGGATGTCTATGAGTTTATGAAAGGTAGGCATGGGGTAGATATTGCTTCAGAAGAATATGATATTGAAGGTAAAGAAAAGACAGACTGGGCTAAGGTTTTAGGGAAGATAACGAAACTTTCAATGGAAGAAGACATTAAGGATGTGGGGATAACGGGTCCCGTTGTTGCTAAAACAGGGTCTCCGTTGTATGATAAGTGGTTACAGTCGGTATGGGACTCCAGAGGGAGGCACTCACAAGGGGCGACGGCTCAGGTTTATCCTGAGGGCCATGAATACGAAGGGTTGGAATATATGACAGTCCCTGGGTTTAAACAAGAAGGTGGCTATATACATGGATATCAAGAAGGTGGAGAGGTTATGAATTATCAAAATGGAGGGCAAATGAACGATGTTTTGTCCATATTCGGAGAAAAGTCTAAGCAGGGCGACGAAATGCAGAAATTGATGGCAATGGCTGCAATGCAACAAATGCAACGGGCACAACAAGTTCAACAGGCAATCGGTATGCAAGGTGGCGGATACGCAGACGAATACCAGCAAGGTGGAACCGTAGAACCGCCAATGTCTGGGCCAGAGAGCGGACCACAGGAAGCTCCATTACCAGGAGGGGATCAAACATATTACAAGCCACCGATGGAACAGCTAGATATGGACCAGTTTGAATATGCGTCTTATGTAGAGCATGGACCAGATATGTACAAATGGATGGCTCCAAAATATAAGTCAAAACAGCAATGGACACCTTATGACGCCATGGTAGACGCTGGGACAATTGACCCGTATGAGATTGGCAAAGATGAATTAAATGTTGTTACAAACGATCAGCTTGAAGCATTAAGCAATCAAGCTAGAGAATCAATGAGGGTGTAATTATATGGAAATGGACCCAAGAGCCGAGTATAATCAGGACTTATATCGTCGCTGGCGTGATGCTAGAGCCGATTGGGATAGCGAAGCTCGTAAAGATGTTGATTTCTATCTTGGGAATCATTTCACGGCTAGTGAATCAGATGAATTAAAAAGCAGGAACCAGGCAGATGTCCCGATGGACAGGATCTCCCCTGCTGTTGAGAAACTAAAGGCTACACTAACATCCAGGCCCCCTACCTTCACCATCACTCCGAGGGAAGACTCTGATGTTAAAATATCCAGTATTTGGAGGACTATACTTGGATTTGTATGGGATATTTCTGTTGGAGATGCTCAAATGAAGCAGGCAATACACGACTATGCCATCTCTGGACTGGGATATCTTTATGTGTATATTGATACCGAAGCAGATTTCGGGAGGGGCGATGTCAAGTTTACCAATGTTAATCCATTCAGGGTATATGTTCCGCCATCTTCGAGAGATCGTTGGTTTGCGGACGCCGAGAGCATCATATTGTCTACGATATTAACAGGCGAGCAAGTTGTCGCCCTCTATCCCGAACTTGGGGTAGACGAAGACCCAGAAACTGGCGAAGAGATAAAGCCTTTGATTAAGAATCTATCTGCATACAGAGAAGAGGACTATCCAACGGCAAGAAATAAGAATTCTATGCAGGTGTTCACTCCATCTGAGACTCAGTATCTAGACCAGTTTGAGTTTCAAAAGTACCAAGTTTTAGAAAGATACTATAAAACCAAAGTTCCATTTTACAGGGTGCTTGACACCTCTACTGGTCAGGAGTACATCTTTAACGAGGCCGATATCCAGAGATATATGGAAGAAAGCGCTGATTTGATTGAGAACGGTGTTGTACAAATTGTAGAGGTACCTCAAAACAGAGTTAAGGTATGTGCTACGATAGGTGAGATAGTTTTATATGAATCTGTGTTAAATACAGATGTTTATCCGATAATACCATTACCTAATGTGTGGACGGAAAGTCCATATCCAAAATCAGATGTGTCTAGAGCAAGACCTATGCAAAGGTTACTAAATAAGGTTTGGTCGCTTGCCATATCTCACGCACAGGCGTCCGCAGGGTTAAAGTTACTTGTGCCTCTAGGAAGCGTAGAAGATTTAAACCAGTTAGAAAAGGATTGGGCTAACCCGAATGCGGTTATTGAGGTTGACTCATCTCAAGGAGAACCTCACTTTCCAGCCCCACAACCGTTAGCTGCTGAGTTTTATAGACTTATCCAGCAGTGTGAATTTTACATAGACTTCATTTTTGGATTACCAGAAATGATGCACGGATTTGCTGAAAAAGCCCCAGAGACAGTGAGGGGAACAGAAAGAATGATGGCCCTAGGTCAGGAAAGACCAAAATCCAAGTTAAGGGACATTGAGTTTAGTATAAACAAGCTTGGTAAAGTTTTATATAATTATGCAAAAGGGCATTACACATTTCAGAAAATGTTTAGGATTGCCCAGCCTAACAATAATTTAAAAGAAGCGACTGTCAATCTATATGACGACAAAACAGAGCCAATATTAGATATTGCCAAAGATCGTTATAAGCTTGATCAGCACGACATAAGAATTGAACCTGGCTCTACATTACCAACAAGTAAGTGGGCAGAATTAGGTGTATACCTAGAAGCCTACCAGATGGGTATTGTAGATAGAATAGAAGTGCTTAAGAAAAATCCAGAGATCTTCGACAAGGAAGGAATCTTATCTAGAATGGATGAAAAACAGAAATTAGTACAACAAATACAAGGCCTAGAAGGCCAGGTGAAAAATTTGCAAGGGGACTTGCAAACTGCCCGAAGGGAATCTGTAAGTGACAGAAAACGAGTCGAAGTTGAAAAAACCAAGACAAGACTTTCTGAAATCGTTTCAGATGCCAAAGCGGATAGAAGGGTTGAATCCAACAAAATGCAAAACAAGGTAAAGCTCGAAGC